CTATAAAATAAATTATCAAAAGTGGGTTGATGGTCAATTAAACCGAAATGAAACACCACTTTTAACCGAGAATGTGACAGCAAAACAAACTGACACCATGCGCGATAACTTCAAGCCATCTTGCACAGAAAGCGCAAAGATAATGGATAGAATAAATAAAATTAAGGCGGGTAAGAAATGAAAAATTTAGAAATGCTAAAAGAAATCATAACCTCAAAACCGATAGGTGCGCAATCTGTAATGATGACTTGCAACCCTATATACCTAAAAATCGAAAGTGATAGATGGTACGCAGCATGCAAGGGTCAGGATTGGATTCAAATTACTGACAAGCAAGTTGGGTTGATGCGGTCAATAGATGATATAGAAAAAATCATAGAACTATCAGATGATAATAAATCTTTAATTTGCGAACTTGAACAAAACGGCCAAAGCTTGGAGTCGTTAATTAAATGATCTACCCAATACGCTATTACTATCGGGGCGGTGTGAGTGATAAAAACTTTATCCTCACCCGCATCGCGCATATACCACCTAGCAAGCAGCAAGAAGTAAGCGACACATACGACAGGCTTTACATGCAAAACGGTGGTGTAAATGTTGCTAAAGGGCGTAAGGAAGCGAATGCATACTTGCATAACGAGGCTCGTAAGTATCAAGCAGAAAGAACGCCAGATGCTTACAATCGCCACCTTGAAAAAATGAAAGGCATGGTAAAGCAAGATAAACCACAACCTAAAAAACCAACAAGTAGCGGGGTAATAATTAACACTGAGCTACCAAAAGGCATGAAGGGAATACAATTGGATTGGTAATATGAAAAATCATTACAAAAGTTACTTAACAAGTGAAATTGAAACAGCAAAAGAATTGTTCTTTGCAAATAAGACTTATAAATACATAGCAAGGTATCTAGGGCGCTCTGAGGCGGCTATTAAGGATTTATTTAAGCGTATGGGTTTAAGAAGATACAAAAGCCCAACAAGTCACAAATACACAAAGGCAAAGCAATGATTAAATCTAAAAAGATACGTGACTCAGCAAGAGGTGAAGATTGCACTTTGAGACTAGGCGTTTGCTCAAGCAATGAAACCGTTGTTTTATGTCATATAGGTAAGCGGCGCGGAATGGGGTTAAAGTGCAGTGACACGTTTGCTATTTATGCTTGCGCTGCTTGCCATGATGCTATTGACGGTCGGGTTAGTTCTAGTTTTAGTAAAGATGAATTAAACACAGAGAAATTAAGAGCGCTTGAGGAAACGCAAGAGGCTATGATTGAAAAGGGTTTACTGGTGGCTAAATGAGTCTAATTAAATCAATAAAGTTCATAGGAACTAATACGCAAGTTGTAATTCAGCTAATGCAAGAGCTATTTAAACATAGCGTAGCGCTAAAAATCACCATTGAGCCATGGAGCGAAAAACGCACGTTATCAGCTAACGCACAAATACACGTTTGGTATAAACAGATAGCAGACAAAGACGGGGAGAGCGTAAAAACTATCGAGTGCCAGTGCAAACGTATGTTTGGCTTGCCGATACTGCTAGAAAGCGTTGAATACGGCCATAAAATATCCTGGACTCTTAATAAACTTGGTTTTTTTGATTGGCCATATGAGCAGCAATGCGGGTACATGGAATTATTACCAGTAACCCGTCTATTCACTACTAAGCAGCACAACGAATACCGAGACACAATGCAGAGTGAATACAATAAAAACGAATACCATTTAGATTATCAAGATTAAAACTTAAAAATAAACTTGCAATACTAAAAATAAGGCTTTATATTTAACACAACTTAATTAATGGAGATTACCGAGATGAAAAACGCAGATTTACCAGCAAACCCTCAACCAATAGCGCTAAACGAAACTGAGTGCTTATCAACAAGTGAACATTATGGGCATAATGAATTTAACGGCCTAACAAAGCGTGAAATGTTTGCCATGCACGCAATGCAAGGTTTGCTTTCCAATAGTGGAGGCGTTGTTCAATCTAACAGCATGAGCGGTACAGGGTTTTGCAATTCAGATGAACGATCACTTGCTCAGTGGTCTATAGCGTGCGCTGACGCTTTGCTTGAGGAGTTGTCAAAATGAGCAAACAAACATACCAACTAAGCAAAGGCGGCATTGAGCGTTTAGAAAGATTTAATCGTGATGTGTTGGCTGGTGATTTTGAGGTTAGAGATGAGGAAATTTATTTTGTTCTGAGTAACGCTGATAGCTCAAACTGCGCATTTACAAAAGATGAAAGCAAAATAGTTGATATTACAATTAAGGATATTGAAGCAACACTTAGCGATGTAATTGAGAAAAGATTGCATGATTGCGGCAGTGTTTTTTACTCAACTAAAGGAATTTATGGCGCTGCATTAACACGCGCAGACATAACAACACCAGCACAAAGAGCGTTAGAAGTGCTTGCAAATAAACTAAACGGAGATACAAAATGAAAACATTACTACTAACAGCGGTTTTAGCACTAACATCAACAAACACTTTAGCAATGAGTGCTTACGAATATTGCAGCAAGTTTAGCAAACTTGGTGGTGATGCGGTGGAAATACGCTCACAAGGTTACACTAAAGATGAGGTTTTATCTGAGCTTAGTAAAACAGGCGCGCTAACAACTGAAAATAGACAACTTATTGAATTGGCGTACTCAATACCAATGACAAGTGACTTACAAGGTGATATTGCAAACGTTAAGCGTGTCGTATTTTCAATCTGTATGGATTCAATGGAGTAGGTTATGCCTAGATACAGTGTAAACATTGCTGGCAATGTCGTTAAATTAAACGCCAATAGCGAGCAGGAGGCTAAATTAAAAGCTTTTCGATTAAGTCCCTACTATTCAGATTTAAAGCGCTTAGAATCGCGCTGGTGGCTTTTGGTTTATCCTGTCTTGTTTTTGTTGGGTTGGTATGGAGTGAGCTTGTTATGAAACCACAATACAAAGACCACTTAACAGAATGGCGGCCTGATTATCCGCCGGTGTTTTATGTGTTTTATGTGATGCATGGAGGGCTTATTATTCCGGAACCAGAGAGAGTAAGTAACAGGCAAGAAAACATTAACGCATTTGCAATAGCCAGAGACGCAATAAGCAAAGCAATATCAAGCCAACCTTAAAACGTGGGCTTTTTTATTTTTAGTTTTGTGGTAGTATTACATTTAAGTTTTATTAATTATTTTTAGGTGGTTTTATGGAGTTGTGGGAGGTAGCTAAAAAGAGCGTAGGCAAGCCGCCATGCTTTAATTGTCCTGATGAAATGCTACATAAAGCCTATGAGTATTTTGCATGGTGTAAAGAAAACCCTATACATGTTCAAAAACCATTTTCAAGCCAAGGTGAAATAATTTACGGTGATGAATTTAAGATGAGAGCAATGACTCAAGATGGTCTTTGTGTTTTCTTGAATATTAGCACTTCAACATGGCATAACTACAAAGCTAAGCCTGAGTATTTGGAAGTCACTAAACATATTGAGTCGGTAATGCGCGAGCAGAAGTTCACAGGCGCTGCTGGTGGCGTTTTAAATGCAAATATAATAGCTCGCGACCTTGGCCTTAAAGATAGCTCTGAGATTGAGCACAGCGGCTCTGTTAAGCATGATGTGAAACAGATAACACATGAAATGGATCCAGCCGAAGCAACGAGAATTTACCAAGATATGATTAATGGCAAATCTTGAAATAGACTTTAAAAACCCAAACTACTCAGCCGTCCTTGCAGAAAGACAAAGACGGCTTTCTTTTCTGCGTAAAAATCCAAATGCACTAGCCGCTGCAAAAGTTCACTATAAAAATCATCCTTGGGATTTTATAACCGATTGGGGCATGACATTCGACCCGCGTAACCTTGAGCGTGATTTGCCAGCGGTTGTGCCGTTTATTCTATTCCCTAGACAGGTTGAAACTTTGCAGTGGATACATGAAAGATGGAGGAATAGGGAAAGGGCGCTAGTAGAAAAGACGCGTGACTTTGGTTTGTCTTGGCTGTCTATTGCTTATGGCTGTACTATGTGGCTATTTTGGGATGATTATACGGCTGGTTATGGTTCGCGTAAAGTTGATTTGGTTGACCGTTTAGGCGACCCAAAAAGCATATTCGAGAAAGGCCGTCAATTCCTACGCTTTATACCTAAAGAGTTTTTACCAGTTGGATATAAAGAAAAAGAGCATGCTAACTTTTTAAAGATAACTAATCCTGAGAACGGCTCAACGCTAACAGGTGAGGGTGGTTATGATATTGGTCGTGGTGCGCGTACATCAATATACTTTGTAGATGAGGCCGCGTTCCTTGAAAGACAGGAAGCGGCGGACGCTGCATTATCACAAACAACTAACTGTCAGGTAGATATATCAACACCAAACGGTAATGGTAATTCATTTTATCGCAAGCGCTTTAGTGGAAAAGTTAAAGTTTTAACCCTTAGATGGCAAGATGACCCGCGTAAAGACCAAGACTGGTATGATAAGCAAGTAAGAGAGCAAGACCCAGTAACGGTAGCGCAAGAAATTGATGTTGACTATGATGCATCTGTTGAGGGTGTGTTAATACCTGCGCTTTATGCAAGGGCGTGTATTGATGCACATAAGAAGTTGGGCTTTGAACCGTCTGGCGCTAAAGTCATTGGCTTTGATATCATGGATGGTGGTAAAGATTGGAACACAGAGGTAATGCGTCACGGCTCTGTAATAACTCATATTGCGAAGTGGCAACACAAAGAGCATGAGAGTCGTAAATCATATAAGCGCGTTTACAATCTGGCTTACGATAACAAGGCAAGCATAATTTATGACTCTGTTGGCGTTGGCTCAAATGCTGGCTCAAGCTTTGATGAGTTTAACGATGAGCGAAGCACGCAAAACGGATATGAAAAAGTAGTGTTTACTGGCTTTAATGCTGGCAGTAAAGATATTGTAAACCCTAGCGATGATTACGCACCAGGCAAAACTAACAAAGATAAGTTCTCAAACGTAAAGGCTCAGTCAACTTGGTCATTTGCTGATAGGGTGAAAAATACCTATATGGCATTAGAGGAAGGTGAAGAGTTTAACGAAGATGAAATGATTAGTTTTGATAGTGAGTCAATAGACCCGCAAACGCTTGACGAGTTTATCAGTGAGATGAGCCGCATATTGCGCGATACTGACAACAACGGCAAAGATAAGGTTGAGAGCAAGAAGGACTTGGCTAAACGCGGTATACCAAGCCCTAACTTATTTGATGGTGGCGTAATGGCCTTTGCTGTGGTTGATAGCTCAGATTGGATGAGTGATTTTATTGGTTAGAGTTATTACAGTTTATTTAGCGCTGTAATAACAATTTCAACATCTTGGTTGTTGCTGTAATATTTACTTATTATCTCTTTCTTTATATCGCCAAGTAGTTTATTTGCATTATTTACCTTTCCAGTGAAAATAAAATCACCATAACCATTAATTAACCCATTCATTGATGTCATGTAAGAGCAAAAGTATTCACTATCTTTCATAATTAATCCTTAGCCGCTATTGCGGCTTTTTGGTTATGTTGTATTTGCCAATTATCTTAGCTGCAACAAATTCTTGCACTGATACTTGTTGAACTGCTTTCGTATTAGTCCACAGGTCGTTAGCCTTCCATACTAGCTCTGTAACTTCATCACGCAACTCTTCCTCTGGTGTTTTTGGTTTTTTAAGTCTATCAAAGCTTATCGTATAATAAAGCCCATTATTAAGCCTGCACCAAGCTTTTTGCTCGCTAATAGCCTTTACAATACCTTTATAGTCGTTTTTATCCCAAACAACCTCATCACCAACTTGCGGCCACTCTTCACACTTTGAATCTTCACAACCTAAAATAAGATTGTCACCGTTGTTTTTCATAATATGCTGCATTTCAAATTCTTCCTCTAATGTTGCTGTTTGTATTTGTTTGGGTGGTAGCGGGATTGTGATTTGCTGGACTTTACTATTATTTTCATGACCACAATTGATTAAGCCTTTAACTCTAAAGAATAAGAACTTATATCCAGTATGCTTTATGGTGCCAAAAGATTCTGGCCACTGAAAACCAGCGCCAAAAGCCACCTTTTGAACAAGCTTGCTATGCTCATGTGATTCAATTTTAACGCATTTGCCATCAAGGTATTCGCGGGTGATGTTTTTGAAGTAATCCTCATCTACAGTTGATTCAAACTTACCAGGATGAGTTGCCGCTGTTTTACTATCTATAACAATGCCCTCTCCTTTACCTGTCATTAATATAATGCTGCCGCTTTCTGTGCCTTTTCCTATATACGGATATTTCATTTCTATCTCCAATAATTAATTTCACACTAACAATAACTATAAAAATAAAACTTGTAAAGTGTTTTGTTTAATATTATATTTAGTCACAGATAAATAAATGGAGATTGTAAATGCAAACAGTAAAAGCAAAAGAGGCGGCGCATGCTGCAATGAATATTAACCGCGTTGATTGGATTCACGGCGCGGCTGAGTTGGTTTTAAATAACCAAGTGCAATACGACCGCAGTACAGAGCTAAGCAAAGAGGCTTTTATATCGCGCGATAATGTGTTGTGTGATATTGATGTAATGCCAACGCTAAATAAATGGCTAGACGGTGGTGAGTGCTGCGATTGTCGTGACGAGTTGCGCGAGTTGTTGAGTGATGGGTTGTGTGAGCTGCTTTCTGCAATGGCAGATGATTTTGAAATAGGGGTTGAGTGATATGAATATTAAAGATGAAGATTTAATCAAATCTATGTGTGAAAACGAAAAGGCAAAATTCGAAGTTTGGCTTGATGAGCTAAACAAGGTGCATAGCGAGACAAAGCACTATGGGAAAGGATTGTTGGAGAATTTAACTGGTATTTATTGTTGGTTTGATTATTTTGTTGATGGATATACCGCAAGAGAAGCAATTAACGAAGATTTATCTGCTGTAAATTAGGGGTTGAGTTATGAATAATATTGAATGGAAAGAAGGTGCGGTTTGTTATGCAGATGGAGAGCAAAGATACGCAGCAAGTTATATTTCTAACAAATTAATGTGTGGTGATTTAGATATTGGCCATTATGGTGACTTCCAACTAAACGAGCCACGCCAAGGCGACTACATACCAAAATCAGAGCTAGACACAGAGCAGAAGTATAATGATGCTGTGGAGGTGTTTGGGTTGTTTGGTTTTAATCCTTACCTTAATTACGACCTAACTGTAAGCGGCTTTTGCCGTCATGGTAATGATAAGTCTCGCGGTCTTGTAATTAAATCGACTCACATCGAGCTTATCTATAATGAAACGTATGATTTAGAGCTTAGCGCAAAACGCAAACTAACCTACAACCAACTAATGGCAATAGGTAAGCTTAAGCGCTTAATGAATGAGCGTGATAATTTAAAGCGGTGTGGTGAATATAGCGGATGCGTAAAAGTTGATTTAGGTGACGTAAAAGAAAAAGAGGTAGCAATGCAAAAAAACAAACCAGTAGTAGCTCAGGTTATGATTGATTTAACTGAGCGAATGGAAATAGGCATAAAGACATATGGTGAAGCGCTTAGGGCTAGCAACGGTCGTGATGCTTTACAGGATGCCTACGAAGAAGCTTTAGACTTAGCTTGTTATCTTAAACAGGCAATGATTGAGCGTGATAATGCAAATACCAACTAACAAGCCACTACTATGCAAGTTTAACGGTAACGATGGCCAACACGCTGGCTATATTATTGCCACTTACAAGGTGGGCCGCTTTTACGCTAACGGCGGTCTATTTCCAATTAACCGTGTCACAGGTTGGCGCGATATAGAAAGAGAGGGATTTAATGAGTATCAATCTTAGCTACTACAGGCGACAAATTAAAAAGCTTAGCGCTAAATCAAAAGCTCATAGCGAACTAGGTGAAATTGAAGAAGTGGCAAAGATTGAGAAAGAAATAGCAAACTATGAAAAGTTTATTAGGCAAAACAAGCCTAAAGGCGTTGATAAATATTTAACTTAACCCCATTTTTACACGCTAACAATAAGTGATACAATAGCCCTATCTAACACATGGGGCTTTTTTATGCGCATCATACTAGCAACAAACACTAGCAAGACGACTGTTAAAAAGTCTGACGGCAAGTATCAAATTAATGGCATTCCTATCACTGTTGATGGTGCCATTATGAATAACATTAAATACCCAGCAGACGAAAATGCTAAAGGCATGAAAACTTTAAATGGCATGCCTATGACGTTAACCCATCCTGCTGATAATGACGGTCGCAATGTGTCCGTATTCTCGCCTGATGGCATTGATTTCTATTCTGGCGGTAAAGTTACTAACACTTACAATAAAGATGGTGTTTGGTATGCTGATTCGGATATTGACGAGAAGAAATTGCGCGCATCTGATATGGGTGAATACTTTGCTAATCGTCTAGATAGTGGCGAGCCTATCGGTGTAAGCACAGGTTTAACTTTTGAAGCTAACAACGAAAGTGGCGAAGGTTACAAGATGATTGCTCGCAATATGTCATTTGACCACCTTGCCATGCTTCACGAATCGGAAAAGCCTGCCGGTGGTGATGCTACTGTTATGCGCTTTAATGGTGAAGATGTTCAAGTGTTTAATGTTGACGATTACGAGCCATTAGATAAACAGTGTAAGGATAAGCGAAGCAGAATAAAAAAGGCGTGGAATGCAGCTAAGAAGCTGGCAGGAATTAACGCGCTTAGTCATGATGATATTAGGCGTCAATTAAATGATGAAGTTAACGATGATAATCAGCGCGAGCGATACAAGTGGGTTGTTGAGGTTTATGATAATTACTTCATTTATATTGACGACTCTGACGATGGTAATTATTACCAGCTAGGTTATGAAATTGATAGTAATGACTCTGTAATACTGTCTGGTGAGGCGCAAAAAGTAGTTAAGAAATTTGTAAAGGCTAACGTTTTTGCACCAGCCACAGATAAAGGCTACAATAGTCAAGAATTTGACGTAAACCAACTAAATGAGGATCTAATTATGGATCGTAGTGAAATGCTCGAAGCGTTAGGCTTAGCTACTAATAGCCAAGTCTCAGACGATGAGCTTAAAACTCTAATGAAATCTAAGCTTGCCGTAAATGCTAGTGAGGGTTTTACTAAAGAAGATGTAACGCAAATCGTTGAACAAGCTGTTAACGCCGCTGTTAAACCTTTGCAAGACCAACTAACAGCTAACGCTGATAAAGAGCTTAATGAAGTAGCTGAGCAAGTTGCAGCGCTTAATAAAGGATTAGACGCAGAAGATGCAAAAGCATTGGGCTTAACTAAAGCTAAAGCATTCTTGGCAGCTAACGGTGCTGAGTTTTTAGCGGAAGGTTACGGCGCACAGCATAGTGGTCGCAATGTAAATATTAACTCTAGCGAAGATGAATACCGTTCGCGCAAACCTGGTCTTGAGGAGTAATCACAATGGCAGCAGGAAAAAACAGTATTTTTGTTGGCGGCGTAGGTCGTATCAAACAAACAATTGAAGGTTTAGCGCAGTCTGCATTTAAACCGGGTCAGCTACTTGCACGTGGTGCAGCTAGTGCAATCGATGTAACAGCTAAAGCATCTACCACATTCGGTAACGAGTTTTTAATCTGTGACGACCAGCCACAAACTCTAGGCGGTTCAACGTCTACAGCGGTTACTGTTGGTGATACAGTTGAAGCTATCTCGGTTAACACTGGTGATTTTGTATTGCTATCATTTGCAAACACGCAAAACGTAACAAGCAAAGGTTTGCCGGTTGCATCTAACGGCGACGGTGATTTTAAACTTGGGGCTACTGATGGCACTGAGCAGTTATTCGCAGTGACAGAAGAAGTTATTAACGTAACTGCCGCTGGCACTTTAGTTTTATGTCGCGCACTTTAAGGGGTAAACGATGAGCATTTATTTTAATTTTAAAGGTAAAAGCGGCAAAGAGCTACATGCACTAAACCGCCAATGGAATGACTTGCAAGACTTCCGTAAATCGGGTGTTAATGCGTCATTGGATTTACTGAAGCATACAGGCGAAACTTTTGGCGTAAATAAAGCCGAAAAAGATATGTCAGTTAATATGCTTCGCGTTGACGAAATGTACCGCTTAGTTGATGGTACTGCAACTGGTGAAGATCGCGATTGGGGTTCACAAAACCTTTTAGGTGACTTACTATCAACAGCTCAAACTGTAAGCATTGGTAAGAAAGTTATTGAATCTCGCCGATACAGTGAGGCAGGCCGTATTACCCGCTCAATGTCAGGTCAAACTGATATTAAGATGGATAAGACTGAAAGTAACTATCAAAAAACTATCGTTCCTATCTTTGACGGTGGCTATGAGCGTGACTTCCGTGATGTTGCAGCTATGCAAAGCGAGGCTTTGCCAGCGCTTGCAGAAGATTCAATGGAAATTGAGTTTTCATTGCTTGAAGATGTGAATGACTATCTTTGGAATGGTGATGCATCGCTTAAAGTTGATACAGCGGTTTGGGGTGGCTTAAAAGGTGATAGCTCAATTGCAACGTACACACTGCAAAAAGACTTATCAGCATCAGCTACAAGCGACGCAGAAGCGGTTGCAGAATTGCTGGCGGCTCTTGATGTTCTGCGCATTGCAAATAAGAAGTCTGGTCCATTTGTGTTGAAAGTATCACCACAAATCATGTCTAACTTCCAGCGCATCGGTGCATCAAACAACACTGGTTTTATGAATATCATGGCGGCTGTTAGCCAGCTAATCCCTGAGTTTTCGTCAATACAAGCAGATAGTCAGCTTTCAGGCAATCAGATTTTAATCTCTATTATCGGTCAGCAAGGTCTACATGCTAAAGTTGGTATGATGATGTCAAGCTACCAAATGCCACGCTTTAAGCACAACGACCCGTACCAGTTCGTTAAATGGTTCGCGGCTGGCTTCCAGTCTAAGAATACATTTAGCGGCTTGAAATCAACTGTGTACGCTTCTGGCGCATAAGTGGGTGAGCTATGAAAGTTAATGTAACTAAAAAAGCTCATTTTGCTAAGGTTGATGGTGTTTTGACTGAGTTGGCATTAGGTGAGCAAGAAGTTGACACCAAAACAGCTGAGTCAATGATTACCAGCGGATACGCTGTAAAGGTTGAAGCTGCAAAGACAGAGACTAAAAGCACTAAAGCCAAAAAGTAATCTAACGATTGCAAACGAAAGCCCTGTTATTTAGCAGGGCTTTTTTGTGGGTATGCTTTCATAACCTGATTTATCATTTTACAATTGCACTCACCCAGCCTTGTATTGAACACACCATCATCAGTAACGACAGTTAGCATAACGTGCGTTAACTTATAATCAGCCGCCAAACCTACACTATCTAAATATTCCATTGATTGCTGTGCTATTTGCTCTAAGTTCATTTTGCACCAGCCATAGCATCAAGCGCTCTGTCTAGGTCTGATAGTGTCCATTGGTAATCATCTAAACACGTAGCAAGACCATAAAGATAAGTTACAGTGTCATAGATGCCGAAATTAAAAAACTCATTAACAAGTTTAATAGCATTGCTGCCAATATCCTGAGCGCGCACCATATATTTATCGCGCAGTGTTTTAGTTGCGTGTGTCATTTTGATTACTCCAATAACTCAGGGTTTTCGTAGATATTGCCGATAACTAAAATATAGGAAGATGCGCTGCTACATAAAATTAGGCCACTGCTATCTACGGTTATGCCTAGCTCAGCCCTATCTTTGTGCCACTTAACAACTTTACTGTACGCAAGGTTAATCTCATCTGGGTAGCACATCACAATATCACCCTCATAAATCTCAATGCCGTTTTTATCTTTTACCCCAGTGTATTGCATATAATCACTTGTATCACTCGATTGGTCACCGAAATAAGCTTCAAGGTTAGGGTAGTGTCTATCTGAATAAAGCATTTCTTTATTGTACAGGCAAAAGCATCTAAATTTTAATTCCATAATAATCTCCAAATATGTTAAAGCTAGTCAATAATTAAATTTTATTTTTTGGTGGCTCTGGTAATGGCATCCAATGGGTTGGAGCATAACCAAGGGGCCAAGCCTTTCTAGTCCAGTAATCTCCACTCCACTTTGCAAAGTTGTAATCTGTTAAGTCACCGCTAACGGTAACTATCAAAACTAACTCACCATCATTTGGCAGCCTATCACCAACGCTAATCCACTCACTCATTACACAACCTCCAATTAAAAATAACACTAACACAATAGCGCTTTATTTTTACCTATGCAAGAATTTTTTATTAGATGGTTAAATAATGTATAATGAGTTAACTATTATTTAAGGGGCTAGAATATGCCTATTTTACACGCTCCAATATTAGAGCAAGCAGGATTTGTTAATGGTGCGTTAGAGCCTGTTAAGAATTACATTTACCAGCTCGATGGGTTAACCAAGTACCTTCAGTTTAGTGAACCAATACAAGTTCCTGTTGGTGGTAAGATTGAGTTCTCACTCCTCAGGCCGATAGGTTCAGCTGGAATGAATGAATACGTGATTAGTGGTGAGTCCGATACTAATACAGCGTGTTTTTACAGTGGCGAGACGAGTTTATTTCTAGGTAGCTCTGGTTATTTAGCAAACTTAATGGTTGATGGAATTGATAACAACTTACTACCTGCTGATGGTGAGTTTCATTCCGTGTCAGTAGAGTCCGCAAACTTAGCTACAGAGATAAAAAATCTAGGTTGTAGGTTTTCATTCGAAAGGTTACTACAGGGGTCTTTCAAGGATTTAATTGTAAGAGATGAGCAGGGTGTTGTTATAAACCATATACCACTAACAAACAAAGCTCAAGGAGCTACTCAGTTACCAACTGTCGGTAACGTATCGGCAACCATAGCGAACTATACTGACACGTGGGAGGAAGTATGAGTAATAATGATTTATACGCCTTTGTTACTGATGCTGGTTGGCATGCTAAGTTAGCAACCGTTCGACCTAACGCGACGCTGTATGGTGATTACAGATTGCTAGTATTCACTGAGTCTGACTTGCCAAAGCTAGAGGCTGAATACGCCGATGCAGAGTTTAAATACTTATCAGCAAGCGAAACAATTGAGCAGATTAATAGTGGTGCTATTGGCCCATTTATTTGCAATATCGAACAAGCGAGAGAAGTCGCTAAACATTTTACACCAGAGGACATAAACAATGGCAACTAGACCGAATATCAAACTACAACCAAACGTTGATAATGACGTTTATGCACGACTTAACGAGCAAGCTGGCTATCCTGCCGTTACCGTTGGTGCTGCTTTACGTATTCAAAACAAGGGTAGCTTACCTGTTTACATACATGAAGCTACTGCATCCGTTGAAAAAGACGGCGGCACAACAGCACCGCAGTATTGGCAAGTTACAACAGAAGCTAACGCACCGGGTGTTATTGCAACATGCTTAGTTAGTGAAGGCGTTATTAATGTAGAGGTGATTTAATATGGCTAAAATTGGCGGTTCGGGTGGTATAAGTACCGCCGAGGCAGACTCTTTGTTTTACGCAAATTTACGCGCTGAAAATGGCTGGGCGCGTTACTTTGATACGCAATACGATGAGGCTAACCCATTTACTATTGCTGATGCTGCAACCGTAGCATTACCTAACAACGCAGGGCAGACGATAAAATCGCAATTACCTGATGGTGTTACTGATTTTTACGACTCAGTAACGGGTAAGATAATTGCAGTTAATGAATTGGATAAGTTTACCTTCACCTATAGATTCTTTGCTAAAAACTCAGCAGCGTCTAATGGTTACATTAAGTTTGGTATTGATATTGGCGGCGCGTTTGGGGTTATATTTCCTGACAGTCAATTATTTATTAAGGGTGCAAATACTGAGCAGGCTTTTAACTTTGTGATGCCAGGATATACAGGATCAACGTTTTTAGCTAATGGCGGTATCCCAACAATAACGTCTATAGGCGGCACAAGCTCTATTTATAACATTGAGTTGCAAGTGGAAAGGACGCAGAAAGGTAGATAGCAAAAAGCCCTCATTGCGAGGGCTTTGTTTATTCAGAAAACTCCATCCATTCAAGATTGTGTTTTGAATTATCAAAAACAGCGTCCTCATAGTTATCGGCCTTCTTAACCTCAAACCAGTCGCTACAATTATCTGCACCATCAAAAATAAAAGTTGAATCTTGAATTGCACCATCTATTTTTAGTTTTACAACCTGCCCATAGTGTGGCTTTGCATCATTTGTATTTTTCCATTCCATAATCAACACCCCATAAATACGTTAGGCTGACTTTTCCAGCATTTAGCCCTGCGGTCGATTAAAACCTTTGGCTTTTTGTTGTGCTCTGCCGCAATCACCCACCAAGGTTTGTAGCTTCTTTCCACTCTTGATACAGGCTTACTTGCCATTGCTCTAAATGTTTGTGTAAAGCTTAAATCTGTCATGTCGTTCATTCTTCAATTCCTTCAATAATATCGTTATAAAAATCAATCAGCGCAATACCAGCAGCGCAAATAACTACAAACACTGTTAGGTAAAAAGCGTATTCAGTTATTAGTTGCATTTTTCACCACCATCATCAATGTCAATACCAAGATTTTTGGCTGTGGATGCACTCATAACTACACTTTCAGGCGCTCGCTTGCTGGTAAATTTAAGTTGCTCTATATGATTCAAAATATCAATAATAAAAAGCTTTCTCCTTAGTTTTAAGTGCTTTTTGCGTTTATTGCTGATGCGCTTCATTTCTCACCCCGCGCTTTTGCTAGTAAAATCTGTATGTTATGTAAAGTTTCCATATCGTGATAATCAGGCTCTGTTTCAGTTTGTGAATTTATACGGCTAGCTCTTTGGTCGCTGACTTCATCAATCAACATAAATAGCTCACCAATAACCGATTCAAGCTGCGCATACATATCAGGTGCAGCGGCTATAAGGTGCGCGTTTGCCTCAGCCTCATCGCAAGGCGCGTCAGATTCTTCTAGGTCTGCAATAAGACCTTTCTCGCAATTGTCGATGAAGCAACACTCATCATCAACAATTGCAAACCACTCACCTTTAGTAAATTTTGTTTCGCTCATTTCATTCTCCATCAAATTAAGTTAAACATAATACTAAACAGCACTTAGCTTGTTGTCAATGTTATTTTTAGCTGCTATTATATTTAAAACTTAAATTAGGAATTGAATAGATGATAACAAAGAAGCAGTTTGATTTTTTACTAGCATTTTCAGAACAATCTACAAGCGGCTCTAAGTACTCAGATTCTCGCATTGATGCTGCGCAAAAGTATATCTTTGCTCATAGCGAGTGGGAAGACATAAAACCAGTTAATGGCAATCGCGAGTGCTACACTATTAAGCAGTATGGTAAAAAGCTTGGTGAGAAAATATTATTCTGGCATGAGTTTTTGCTCAATTGGCCAACTGATATTAACGCAAAGTTTGAAGCGCTAAAAGAAACGGGCGGTAAAGTTATGGCTGACTCAGTTATTAAAGCGTCAATTCAGCATATATTAACAGGTGATAACGCTAATAAGTGCGCCGTTGATAATGGTTGCTTTATGGGGTCGGTTAAGTCTGCACTGGCTAAAATTGATAAGTTTGATAAAGCTGCTAAAGATTATGATAAACTATAGGCTCAACTAATGATTGAGGAGTTTTTAACGTGGCTACAACTAATAAACCAGCAAGGCCTTCTAAGCCTAGCACCGACAAGCCAAAATCTAAGTAATCTAATATTTTTAGGTTACTTAATTTCTATTAGAAAGTCATACCTATTTGGTGTGGCTTTTTTATTATGTGAGACACTTTCATTCATTGATTTAATTCCATCATCACTACCACCACCAATATATGGCTTAACCTTTTACTGTGCGATTCTTCTCACATGGATTGCTGTCGCTGGCTTACACATACGACAAACAACGAATAAAAATACGCTAATGTGCTGTGTTATAATGATTTTATTCTTGTTATTTATGGCGTGGGACTCGTACATTAATGCATATATTGAAACAGTTGCTTGGCGCTACTACGAAAATATCATTGTGCTTATTCATGCTGCAATCATTGTTTCGTTATATAGGGATAAATTCATCTTTGACCGGCTGGTGGATGAGCTTGTGCGTACTTGCAGTATCATGCGCGTTAATGTCTATCTTGTTTATTTTTGGTATACTGTCAAAAAGATTAACCAAGGTAAATAAAGATGAGTGACGATATAGTTACCCCGCTACATTTGCAAACTATTGAAAAGTACATGGCGCATCAATCTGAAATGCAACAAAAAAATGCTGATGATATGCGTGAAACTATGAAGCAAACACAGATTTCTTTGCAACAATTAGCATCATCAGTTAATGAATTAGTGATGGCTGAAAAGGTTAGGGAGGAAAAAGACCAAAAGACGCAGGAATTAATTGGCGCTAATAGGGTGCATTCTCAAGAGCAGATAGATAACATCAAAGAGACGCTTAAAGCTAACGAGGACGGCATTAGGTGGTCTACCAAAATGCAGAAGTGGATTGATAACTATATTATGAAAGTTGCAGTTCCATTCGTTTTCACAGCATTAATTATTATCATCATCGCTAACACATTCGACTTTAGTAAATTGGCAGGTAAATAATGGCATTTACACTAGAAACAGTAAAAGAATACGGTGGCACTGGTTCAGATGGAATGATTAACGCACGTATTGCTGCGTTTACTACTGGTGCTTATATTTGCTTGCAGTCAACTTACAGCGCCGATGTTGCTGATGATATTGCCAATTCATACGTTGCTGGCTCGCTTCAATCATCAACTGGTGAAACTCAAGTAACGCAAGAGAAAGCGGCCAGCGGTGCAAGTACATCATTCAAACAGTTAAAGTATGGTGATGATATGCAGTACGATAATGCGCTAATTGCATGGGCGTACAAGCAAGATATTAACGGATGCCTACCTATTGACGAATCACAATTTAGCTTTGGTAGCGCTGGCAAAACTTTTGAGGCTGACAACCAACTATGAGCAACCCAACCAAGCGCGCAGCTAAAACTTTAATTACTATCTGGTACAAGCGTAGCAGCGGTTTAGGTGGTTATGGTAGCTCAACTACATGGGAAGCCATAACAACGATGTCAGATTGGAAACAGGGCGGCTCTAGTCAGTTTGTGGCTAATGGCGTTTCATTTACGCCGCAATCTCAGTATTGGCTTGAATACGATATTGAAAAGCCGCGTCTAGGTGATTTTGTTGCTATCGGTAATTACTCTACAGAATTAACGCCTAACAACATTGATAGCGCAGAAGAAATAAGGCAGGTTAACTTATTGCCAGCTGATATTTTACGTGGCAATCAACTTGATGATTTACATTTGGTGGCTTAATTATGAATAAATTTAACGAGGAAGATTGGCCGATTATTGGTGGCTCTAGTGACTTTGACAATGAATTTACAGGCGCTTAATTATGCCAGTTAAAAACGCTAACCAGGTAAAAGGCAATCTACGAAAAGCGGTTGCTAAGATAGATAAAAAAGCAGTGCAGTTTGTGCAAGCTGTGGTTAGTGATGCTGGTATTTTATCAAAGACTAGGGCGCCATTGGCTTACTCAAGACTTGTAAACAGTCAGGAGCAAGACTTTGAAAAGCGCAACACTAGATATACTGGAATACTAAGCTATAACACTTTGTATGCCGAGGCGCTTAATAACCCAAAAACACCTTGGCGACCCAAACCACCTGCCAAGTACGGTAATAAAAAACAAGGAATCGCACCTGCCACCGCTTGGAATCCAGAAGCTACACAGAATTATTTAGAATATGGTTTTGAATCAGCAGAAGCTAAACCAATGATGGAAGCAAATAAGGCGATACTTAAAATATGACAACTATAGCTAATTTTGAAGAAGTTCGACTTCTTGAGCATATTAAATCAAGCGGCTTGCTAGCATCATTTACTGATTGCTTTAGTAATGCTCAAGGTGCTACAGACTCTGTTGCTGGCATGATTGACCTAACAAATCTTGCAGATAATAAGCGAGCTATACTTGTGCGTCAAAATGGATCTGATAGTTTTGGTCGTCCATATCAAGGAATCATTGACGTGCCTATGTTGATAGCTGTGTTTAGCAAAGCTAATGATGAAGACTTACCAATAACTAAAGGTTTTGCTACTGACATTTATAAGTGGTTAATTGATAATTACTTTTCATCAAGCCAGTGCATAACATCAATAAGCACTCGCGGAGTTTCTAATCCATTATTTACCGAAGATAGTCGAGCAGTATTTGAAATTAATCTAATTGTTAAATTTAATGTTTGACATATATTAAGTTTAGTATTATTGTTTGTTTTGTGCAGTGCAGAAGTTAGCACGTAAAGACACAGGAAAAGACAAGAGATATTTAGCCTTAATGACTCTTATAAAAAACAAATGCAACCTTATTGCCTGTATTCTGAGGTGCAGAAATCAGGATGAGAAAACAGTAAACCGCAAGCTGGAATGGTATATGTCAGCAACTAGATAAACCAACTTAATAGGCGGTGATACTATCTCCATCCGATTATGGTTAAAATCGGTTAGCAGCAAACTGACTACTGTCGTGATGATAGATGTTAGTATTTTTACAGAGTTTATCGGTATTCGGCGAGTGTTGGTTGTGCAAACCAATTAAAATACTGTGATTGGCGATAGCACTAAGCTTTTCATGGTAGAAAGTGCTTTCTTAAGATTAAGCGTCCGCCGAATAACCGATGCACTTTGTATCAATCCAATTAAACAATTAAAACAGTTTCCCTACAGTACATTAATCTCCATCAAAAACCGTCATTTATTTGGCGGTTTTTTATTGCCTGTAAATAAATGGTATAATCACTGCGATAACGTTATCAATTTATTTAAAGAGGTATAAAATTATGGCAACATGTGATAGCCAACCAATCGGCATTGGTCGCGGTCTAGTACTTTCATGGGTGCAAGGCTGTGGCACAGACGACCCAACAAAAAATGCAACAACACCACTTGTTTACACCAAGCTTGGGTTTGTTGAAACACGCGGAGAAAACTTGACACCGCGCACAGTAACAAGCAACACAGACTCAAGCGGTATTTACACAGATACAACTGTAATTGGTAGTGATATTGAGATTACTGCTAGCGTGCTTGATGCAAAAGATGTGGTTAACGTAAGCTCACAACAAGCTTTACGTACTTACTACATTACGGAGGTGCAAGCAGGTCGCCAACCATCTGTGTGGGTGCGTATTCTTGACCCGTTACTGGAAGAATACCGTTATTACTTCTGCAACGTTACATCACTAGGTCGTAGCGCTGAGAATGAGGGAAACCGTACAGGTGAATTTACCTTCACGGCTATACCCACTTATGATGATACTAACGCAACATATCAGTCAGAGTCTATTAATCCATAGTCTTTTTTGCCGCTCTTCGTTGAGCGGCTTTTCTATCTAGCTCGTCTTGATAATCCATTAATCTTTGCTGCTCAGCTTTAGTTAGTCGCTCATCACGCTTCTTCTTAGCCTCTGGAAATTTAATATCCCACGCCATTAAAAACTCTGTTAACGTCATGTCAGCCGCTTCTTCGCGTGACTTTCGTAAATGCTCGCAAGCTAATCCAATGTAGAAATAAACATCAAACTCTTTAATTGGCTCACCTTCACTTTCTGATTCGCTATCGGTTACGCCTATTACGCCATACTTTAAACAGTGACTAGCTAGCACAATTATATCGTGCATAAAGTCTTGGCTTGGTGGGTTGATTAGCTTTAACTTGCCATTTTCGTAAACCTTAAACCTACCCGTTGCACTATCTGGTAGTTTTGGCTCACAACACGCTTGAAGTATTTCAACTGCTCTATGGTACTGCCAATTAATAGACGGGCAATTAAAAAACGATGTAAACGTTTCTATTATTTCCTTTGGCGTGCCTAGTTTATCTATATTCTGAAAAGTCGGGCTGATTTTGTATTCTTTATCGTCTATATAAATTGCGCCGAACCCGTAACGTGTAAGCATTAATGAAAGCCTTTTTAGCTGTGTTATAATGCGTTTAGTTTATCATTTTTAAGTTGAGTTTGGATATGGCAGAAAACGCTGGTCGCATATGGTATGAATTTGGAGTTGAAACAACCGATGTTTTAAAGGCTCAAACAGTCACAACAAAAGCCACTGACAGCATGAGTAATAGCTTTAAAAAGGTTGATAACTCTGTTAAAAATTTCAATGCGCAAACAACAAAGGCATCTCAAGGTGTAAGGCGCGCATTTGGCAGCAACCTTGGCCAGGCTGGTATTCAGATACAACAATTTGCTGGCCAGTTACAGGGTGGTCAATCTGCAATGGTTGCGCTTGCTCAGCAATCAGCGGATTTAGGTATTGTACTAGGCGCGCCTTTGATTGGTGTATTCGTGTCGCTTGCCGCCGTCCTTGCTGGCACTCTTGCCCCTGCTATTTTTGGCAGCGTATCAAATATTGAAAAGCTACAAAAAGCAATAGAAAACACAAAAGCTATAATGACTGTCGGCGCTGATGGGGTTGCTAAGTACACAGATGAAATAAAAAAGCTAAACACAGCATCTGAAAATCTAGCCAAAATAAAAATAGCTTTAGCAATGACGCAAAACGCACAAGCCATGAGCTCAGCAAGAAAAGAGGCTTTAGCTTTAGGTGCGGAGTTAATAGGATTTCAAGAGTACGCAGAAGATGCAGCAAAAAGGCTTACAGGACTAACATCAAAGACCGGTGAAATACTTAATATAACCGGCGCAATGCGTAATTTTAACGCAGCAACAAGTGATGATAAAAAGCTAAAGGCATTAGACCAAGCTGAAAAAGCGCTTTTAAATATGCGCAAGAATGGTGTATTTCCAACTAAAGAGCTTGCTGAGTATGCCAGTGAGTTTTTTACATTCTCAGATGCAGTAAGACAAACAATAGCAAGCAATGCGGCGCTAGCTCAATCACAAGAATCATTGAGCGAATCAAATTCAATTTCAGCAGATTCGTTTAAGGATATGAAAAACGCACTACTCGAAAATATAATTGAGTTAAAGAGTGGTGAAAAAGCAGCGTTGAAATGGTCGCTATTAATGAGCGGACTTGATGCAAATCAACAGGCTGAAATATTAACTCTTTACGATAAAAAAGAAGCGCTTGAAGCCACAAATAGAGCAACAGAAGAAGCGGCAAAAGCAAATGAAAAATACGAAGAGTCAGTAAGAAGACAAACAGAAAGCGATCTTGAGTGGCTTGACCAGCAAATCGAGCGAATGAAAGTTGAAGATCAAAAAGCAACAGCAACGCTAACAGCGCAAGTGCAAAGCATTGGTTTAACTTCGCTTGAAGAAATACAAGCAAGATACCAACAAGAGCTTGAGCTATTAAATCAAGCGGAAGAGCAAAAGATTGAAATTGAAGGTTCTTACGCTGATAGAAGAGTGCAACTTGAGAAAGAAAAGCAAGATGCAATTCGCAATCTTCAAGGCGAAACAAATCAGTTTATGGAAAATGCTTTCGGTAACCTTGATACGCAAATAGCAGGAACTCTAGGTAATATCGTTTTAGGCGCGCAAGATGGTGAAGATGCACTAAAAGGATTGGCCAGAACAATATTAACTCAAGTTGTGGGCGCAATAATACAACAAGGTATAGCGTCTGCAATTGCAAGTAGCACAGCTGCAACCGCTCAAACAGCGGCAAATGCAACGGTATTAAGCACAGCCGTTCCATTGGCGGCGGCAACATCATTGGCAAGCTTTGGCGCAAACTCAGGACCAGCACTTGCAGGTATAGCTGCAGTATCAGCAGCAGCTGCAGCGCTACCTTCATTAATGGGTGGTCGACAATACGGTGGGCCAGTATCAAATGGTATGTATCGTGTAAATGAAACAGGTGTACCAGAAGTGTATAGCCAAGGTGGCAAAGACTACTTGATGAATACTAAAAACGCCAATATTACGCCACTTGATAAAGCTGGTAGAGGTTCAAGTATGAGTGTTGAGGTTAATAACTACACACCATATCAAGTGTTTGTCACTAGAGACGAGGCTGCTGGAATTGCCAAAATTGAAATTGGCAACGAGGCTGGCAAACTACAAAAAGGGCGCGGCTCAATGTATAATGCTATGAAGTCAGGCGGCAACTACTCAAACAATGCAAAGAGGTAATAAATGCCAATTCCAATAGATTACCCACACGATATATTGCCAGCGCCGCTTGTTGGTAAGCAGCGAAGTGTTCAGCAAAAATACGATACCCGCGATAATTTTGACGGAAAAATGCTACCACGTAAAAAGCGCAATAGCTCAACTGTTTATTTTAATGTTTCTTTTTTGATACCGTACGAGAAAACACAACTAATGGCTTTGTGGCTTGAGGGTGTTGATGAGGGTCAGCAGTTTAAAATGTCACTAAAAACTGAGGGTGGATTTAATGATTATAATTGCAAATGGAAAACGCCACCAATAAACCCAACTGAAAGTAACGGTTATTACACGTATGATGGCGTGATTTACGCAGATAAGCTACTTCAAGGCTGGGAAGATAACACACAACAAGAAAAGGATGACTACTGGGATTTGCTGGTAAATAATAACCTCTCTGACCCACTTGATATAGCAATAAATGAAAGGTGGCCAAAACAATGAATGATGAGTTAAAGCAGTTTTATGTAACACAAGATGCCGAAAGAATTGTTTACAACGCATTTATAATAAGCAGCCCGACAATAGGCGAGTTTAGATTTGTTACTGACCAATCAGATGATTTAGACTTCTTTGTTGACGGTGAAGCAAAAACGTTTACAGGCTGTATAGCGTCAATACCTGAGCAATCAATATTATCAAGCGATGATGTTGATAAGGGAGAAGTCTCATTTGATAGAGTTGGGTTTGAGGTTGTTAGCGAGATAAGAAAGCTTGACTATGCGCCAACGTTTGAGGCTGTAACCGTCAGATTTTTGACGTATTTGGAAGGGCAACAAGATGCGCTTTATGATTACTCCGCCTACATGTCAAATTTTACTGCAGGTGTTAGGCAAGTGAAAATAGAGCTAACGACAGAAAACCTTGAGAAACAAACAAAGGTTAATAAAATATTTGACCCAGCTATTTATGTAGGTCTACAGGGGCTATGATGAAGCAAGAAGATTTTATAAATCTAATGGTTGGAAAGCCTTGGGTTAATCGTGCTGACACCGCTGAAGAGGTTGACTGCTACGGACTTGTTAAGCTTTATAAAAGCATGGTTGAAGGTGTTGAGTTACCAAAGGCAACAGGTTACAAAGAGGGTTTTGCGTTTGATGGCATATGGCGCAGAGAAGCTAAGCGCACTTGGTGGCAGGTAGGTAGGTGGCAGAATGGTGCGGTTGTAACGCTTTACGATAATTCAATGAACCCTGTACACATTGGCATATGCGTTGGCAATCAACAGGTTCTACATGCAAGAGGAAATAAAGAGAAAGGCGGTAAAGTAGAAATTCACTCACTTAGCGTCTTAGTAAAAGCTTATAAAAACGTTACATTCCATGAGGTAATAAGTTAATGGCTAAATTAATAGTTCAAGACCAGTTAAAATTAAGAAAGCCAGAGGTTTATCCGTTAAGCGGTGAAATTCGCGTTATCGATGCTGTAAAAACAAGATTTGATAAAATAGATCCAAGCAAAGTAACAATACATTTAAATGAAGATATAGTGCAGCCATACAGCCCTGCTATGTTTAATGATGTTGGTGACAATGACATTATAACTGTAACTCATGAGGTTAAAGGTGTTATTAGTGGTTTTTTTGGCGTTGTTGGTGATTTGCTTAAAGGCGCTTTAAACTTCTTAATTGATATTCCTGATGCACCAGGTGGTGAGCAGACAAGCCCAAACAATAACTACACATCACAAACAAACGTATCGAGGGCTTACTCACAGCGCCCTTTAGTTGTTGGAAGTCCTGTTGTATACCCTGATTTGATAGGTCAGGCGATAGAGTATTACCAAGGCAATGTAAAGCAATCAGAGCAATACTTTGAAGTATGCACAGGCGTATTAACTGGCGCTACAATACAAGCAGGAAATACCAACATAGTTAAGTTTGGCACTGCAACAACTTCACTTTATTACCCGGCAGCAGGTGTAACTACAATACCAAACTACAGAGTTGGCCAAAAAGTTGATGAGGTTGATGGTCAAATTATAAAAGGAACCAATGAGGGTAATGATGGCGCGGCTTATTCATGCGACCAAGGCGCAACACCATCAACTTACACAGGAACAACATTTACCATTAGAGTTAATCAAGATGCTCAATCTGACGGTTTAAAGGCGTCTTTTGATGCTGGTGATGAGAACATAGAGGTTGATTACACTATATACGTAACATTAGAGCCGGGCGGCTCGCCTGAGCCTTTAGATGTTAGCGGTACAGGAAAAATCGACTCAATGACACTTTCAGGAAGTGAATACACTATAGTTGTAGTTAATTTCAACGGAAGAAAAAGCGAGACTGTTTATGAATCTCCGTATATTTTTACAATAAAGCTAGATAATACAATTGGCCCATTCTCATGCCCTATTGAGTGTGAAAAGCTATTTTTTAATATTAAGTTCGATAGAGGGCTTAAAAAAATAGTTCCTATAAATGTAGTTGTTTATGAGCTTGATTCCAAGGGCGGTACCAGAACTGGCAATAGCGAATCATTCAACACCACATATTCGGATGACACAGTAGACGCCGTATACGAGACTTTTACAGTAATACCTACATTTGGCAAGGCTTGGTATGAGTTTGAGGTGAAAAGAACTAATGAAGCGTCACAGGATACAAATGCTCCAGACATACCGACAATGGAAGCTGTTTATTGCATTCAAGAGCTTGGTAGTTATGATTTTCCTGACGGTGGCACTATGCTTTCAGTTAAAATGCCAACAACACAAATACCAACTGGATCAGGAGTTGATAACAAAATAAATCTAGTCAACGGTCAAGTTGAAATGCCAAGTTATGATGTTAACACCGGTCAAATACTTCCAGACTCGCCAAGTAGAAACTTTGCTGACGCTGTTTTATTTGTATGGCGTGATTTCTACGGCCAAGACGTTAACCTTTTAAATCTTGACGAGCTATACACAATAGCAAACTCACTGCCAGAGGATTTTAAAACATTTGACTATACTTTTGACGATGCAAGCAATGGTGCTGGCACTGTACTTGATACAATATTAAATGTTGCTAGGGTATACAAATATTGGGACGGTCAACAAATAAGATTTTGGCGTGATGAAGCTGTTTCTTTCAACTCTGCATTATTAAGCAGGTCAGATTTGGCTGCCGAATCAGATAGAAGTTATTCGATATCGCGCTCAAGCTTTGTAAGCGGTGAATATGATAGCGTGCAAATTGAGTATGTAGATAGGGGGATAAATAAGAAAGCTTATATTTATAGTTCAATTAATAGCCTTGGCGTTATACAAAATACAGCAGGAAAAAACCCAAAAGAGATAAAGCTTGCAGGTTGCCAAAATTTAGTTAACGCAACTAACAGGGCTGAGCTTGAAATAAGGAAGATGCTATATCAACGCTGGACTTTATCTGACACATTCATCGATGCTCATAGGTTTTTAGAGCGCGGCGCAGTGGTAATGTACAACGAAATATACGAGGGTGGTGACGCTTTTGGTGGTGAGATTTTATCGATAAGCGGAAGCACTGCCACGGTTGGTGAAGAGCTTAACTTGCAATCAGGTGTAACGTATCAAGTTTATTACACAAACGCGCTAGGTGAAGCTATAGGACCTCAAACAGTAACATCATCAACAGCAAATAGCTTTACTTGTGCTGACTTATCTCAAGCTTATACCGAAGGGTTTGAAGGTGGTCAAGTTGGCAGCAGATATTACATCACCCAAGTTAATGATACGATAAATAGGCGCTGGCGTGTAATGGAGCGTGAAACAGCCGGTTATGATGTTCAAATTAGCATGATTGGTTATGACGAGAGAATTTATGAAGCTGATTAATTTTACGCTATAATGTAAAAACTTATAAATAAGAGAGCAACAAAATGTCAAAAATAGCAAATGCAGAAGCTAATGCAACATCACTCGATGGCCTAGTTAATGATAATGCATTAATACCAACATTGCGCAACGGACCAAAACCAAGCTACCAATATTTAGTTGATGGATGGAATGCAGAAATTGCTGCGGCAATTATTGAAATAAACCAATCACGCGGGTTCCGAGTTGTTGGCACATTTGCAGATGGATTTACATATGAGTTATTTAATGATGTTGGCATAGATGCAAACGGTGATAGCTGGATTTATGTTGGTGCAGGCGCTCCTGATAAAGTTGTTAGCGCTGGCACTGTACCAAGTTCGCCAGACTATCAACAAGTTACATACAATGACCATAATGAAACAATAAACAGAGACCAGATTAACTCTCACCCTGCAAGCGCAATATCACTTGCAGTTAAAAATATTCTTCTTTCTAGCGGTAATCCAGTAACTGTGCAAGATGCAGTAGATTGGTTCGGAGTTAATGTTGAAGAGTTTAGGAAAGATATTGATTTATATGATTCAGACGTTATCAATAGAGCATTTGAATATGTAAGGTTATTGCCATACAAAGGCGTTAGATTAGTCTTTCAAACTGGTCGTGTATATGAGGTATTTCACGAGACTATAATAAAAGCTGATAACGTACATATAGATTTAAATGGTGCAACAATTAAGCGCGCTGACGGCTCAGCTACAGCAACTGCACTATCTTCTGCTTTAACCGTTTCTGGTGGCACTGTGTTAAATGTTTCTTCCGTCCCTGCAAACTGGCGCGTTGGTGATAGAGTTTCAGCATTTACATCTGCTAACTATGTTGACACATCCCAAGATGGTAAAATTATTACTGAAATATCTGGTAATCAAGTTACAATATCATCAGAGTTTTCATTTCCTGTTGCCAAGTCTACACTTCCAATCGGCACCACTATTGCCAAATCTTTTACTACAATGAGTGGTAAGAATGAGTTGGTAAGCGATGTTAACAGGAAGGTATTAATTAGCAATGGCACATTTGACGGTAACGCATCAACTCAGTTAAATAAGTCATGGAGGTTTGGTAATGAGATTTATCTTCTAGGTCTTGGTTGCACTATAACAAAATGCTTGTTTAAGAATATAGAAATGGATTGCATTGTTTGTCATGGTGTTACTTGTGATGATAATACTTTTGAAGATCTAGGCGGATCATGTTTTCACTTATCAAGAAACGATGCAGCACTAGCTGACGCTGGATTCAGTCGATTTATTAACAACACCATTAAGCGAACTAACACTAACGGACAGGCAGCTAATGGCCATGCAGAGGGCATGGTAACGTTTAGCTGGGGCGCTGGTGATTTGATTGTAAATAACAATATTGCAGAGGACGGTGGAACTGGTGTAATTGGTGCGTTTGGTCCAACTACTGGTATAAACGTCGACAAGTGGTTAATTGTCACAAACAACATCTGTAAAAACTTCCCATACATTTCTGACAACGTTCAGACTGACGTTTTTGGTGTAATGATCAAAGATAACATATTTCATGACTGCGGAGATAACACCACTAACAATGCTAACATTAACTACAACCGCTCTGATGTTTGTGATTTTAGTGGCAACATTCTAACTGGAAACACCATTGCTCCTCAGTGGACAAAAACTAATAAAGCATTTGTTGGAAACTCGTACGCAACTGGTACAAAATGGCTGTATGATAATACTGTTCAACACCTAAAGCGTTCTGATAGCGGTTACAGTGTAGCTATAAGTCTTGACGTAATGGATGTTAGAGAGTCATCTGGTGCAGCTTTAAGCGCTTTTATGAGTACTGGCGCTTCAGGTCATGTTCATTTTATTGATGGAGGCAATGCAGCAGGAAGTGCTTTTAGTTTATACGACCCGCTAATATCAACATACCAAATAGGATCGAACACTTCAGGAGGGAAAACATCGTTACATGCTGGTTCTTTTTCTAAGAAACTAACAGCTCAAAGTGATGGTGTTCAAATTGAGATGACAGATGATGGCTCAAACTATACTTATTACGGTGATTCTCAGGCAGATGGCAGCTGGCGTGTTGCTCTTATTGGTGGTGACTTAATACACCAAAAACGAGTTGGAGGCTCTTGGGTAACTAAGCAAACAGTAAGCGGAGCATAAAACAAAGCCCTCTTATTGAGGGCTTATTTCTTCATAGCTTAGTGGTATTTCACCATTACACTCACACTCAAAACAGTATTCGTAGTATTCTTTCTTAGTCATTTCTTAATCCTTGTACCAATATCAATTACAAAGTAAAAGCTCAGTATCCAAGTCATTGGCTCCTTGAATATATCTTTTAAAAATACGCTAATATCATTACTTAATTGAAGTAATGGCATGGCCTTTATTTTATGCAAATTCTGACTTGTCGTTAACTGTGCCAGTGTTTCTCCACTAACACTAGCAAACATATATACATGATAAGTAACAGCGCTACAGAGCCACACAAAACCAAACAGAGCAAATCCAGTAACAAACGATATCGCTATAACTCTACGCGCTAAACTCATGTGCTTGGTGGCGTTTTGATACGCGATTATAAAATCAGCTTGTTGTTGTGGATTCCAATCAGTGCCGCTAATTCTCTCGACTATTTTTAGCGCTGTTTCACCAGCACCGCTTGAGCTAAAAAGTGACTTTAATCCTAGCGCAATGCTAGTTAAGATGCTCATAAAAACACCGCCAGAACAAACATCCAAAATATTGCACAAATACAAAATGCGCTTACTGTGTATCGATTGATTTTCATTCTACAACCCTTTTAAGTATAAAAATTAAATTAAAGAATACCGACAATCCTAACAAAAACATATAACCTCGCTTGGCATGGTTTACCTTGACAAGCTGCTTTTGCATTGAGTGCAAGTCGTGCGTATTGCATTCTTGCGTGTCTGTTTCTAGGTTTTCGGCGTCTATGTGTGCTGTCATAGTTCAACCTTCATAATATGATTTGCGGCTATTGCAATACACCACTTATCGTAAGTGCTAGCGCCTAGCTCGGTGTTATATACGAGCTTGTAGTAATTATAGAAGCTTTTTAGGTCGGTGCTTGTAACTCCTGTTAGCTTTGGTAGTGGGTTAGGATCCATTGAGTATTTAAGGCGAGCCATGGCGCAAGCGTACTTTGGTGAGTCAATTAGCTTGCCGCCCTTTAAATCACAGTAAAGTGGTGCTAAATTATTTATAATCAAATTAAAATCAGCATTCTTTAAATTATCTGAATTCATCCACAAATCAAAATGAGTATCAGGCTCCATTTGCCAAACACCAAGAGCAGGCCCATTAATTTGCTTGATATACTCACCACAATTAGATTCAATTGCGGCGGTACATAAAAGTAAAAATGCAGATTCTTTGCTGTAGTAGTTGCCACCCATATATTTAAGGGTTGGTTTAATTATATAATCATGTAGTTGCTGTGGATTCACAATAAACGCTCCATTTCATCAAGTTGTTTAAGTAGTTTAACCTCAGTTGTTTCATCACGGTTTATCTGCGCAATACGAATTTGCTTTAATAGCTCTTTCATTTGCGCACCTTCAAATTTACATCAACCACCAATAAATTAGGGTTTTCATCTTCAACTTCAACCCGAGCGCTTTTTGGTGTTTGCGCCTCTACGTCAAACTTATGCGTTACGCCGTTTTCATCTTTTGCTATAACGCGATATTGATTAAGTAAAAATGTCATTTTAGGTGATTCCTCTTCATCGTTGTAAACTTGTGCTTTGCATCTATGCACATTTGATAACTGAACATTACCACACTTTCTATACAGTGCGCTTATTTGCATGTGGTAGTAAAACGCATCTTCTGCGTTATCTTCTATTTCTGCCTTTATTGCTTCTTCTAGTAAGTTATCTATGCACATAAAAATATTTTGCGTTTAATGTTGTTTTTAATAATGTAGCATATTATAGTGTGTTTGCAATTATTATTTTTAACAGATTTGGAGATTATGAAATGAGAGAGATTAAATTTAGAATAAGAAATACTGTTAACGGGAGTGTTGACTTTGTAACCCTTGAGTATCTAATGACAAACGACCAAACGAATATAAGCCAAAAAGGTTTTCGTGAAGATTTACAGGTATCTCAATTCACTGGATTAAAAGATAAGAATGGCGCTGAGATTTATGAGGGTGATATACTTTCAAGTGGTGCAGCTCATTACCTAGTGGATATTTGCGGGTATTACTCTCACGCATCGGTCGGTTTTGGTGTTAACTATTCAAAGGATGGAGATACCAGCGAGTTTTCGATTGAGCCGAACCCTTTTGGTGTGGAGTATGTCCTGTCTGTTATCGGCAATATTCACGAAAACCCTGAATTAATAAAGCCACTTTAATTAGTGGCTTTTTACTATTCATACAAAGAAAACAAAAGCAATAAAAAACCGCAATTAAGCGGTTTTTTACTATCCGTTACGTGGGTTGCAACGGCTTGAAATAAGTATTTTAATACAACTTATCTAAACTTGACACTTAGATGATAATGTAGAGAGGTGGTTTTGTCAATGGCACTATGCCGCTCTAGCGACTCCAGCGCGCCAAGCTTTCTTTTGCAATTTCATTTTATCAATTAGGCTTTGCATAACTACCGCGCCTGTTTTGCGGTTTACCAATATTGGGCTTTGGGAGCACTGGCAATTAATACTATTGGCTACTTCACTGTAAAATTCTTCAACTTCCTGAATGCTGTAAATTTCAGAGTGCCTTGCAACATGATGAGGGCGACTTGTCATAGCCAAAGCGCTAAACCATAACTGCTTTTGTATGAATGGTGAATTGCCGTAAATATCCTTGTTAATCTGGCGTGTTTTATCTCGTTGCGCCGTCCTGTATGCACCCATTATTTCAGTGCGTGATATGCGTTGCGCTCGGCTAAATCCAACACCTACACGCTTAGCAACATCGCGCGTCAATTGCTGAATACCTAAACCGTTAGCCATGCCGCGTGTTAGTGTTTCTGATAGATTAACTTTCATTGAGTCAGTTAATCCTTTCATTTCATTAAACACACGCGAGTAAACTAGATTTAGTGAGTTAATTTGCTGCGGGTTAAATGCGTCTGCGTCTAACTGCCTAACCAGCATCGCTATTTCATCACCAACAACACTAGGCTCAGCCATGTTCTTTGATGACTGTATGGTGTCGCGTATCGCGTCTTGAGTTGCACTTGATAGATATGATTGATAAAACCAGTTTTGCGGTCTGCGTCCATCTAGAGACTCCAATATCTCACTGTAAAGTAAGCGCTCAATAAAGCTATTGATAGAATCGTAGCGCTCTGTTGATATGTCATAGCTATAAAACTGCTTGTTAGCAATAAACACATCAGATTTGCGCGTATCAAGCTCGCCTTTGCTATTGGTAAAATACTCAAGCGGTTGCCAAAAACTCATACGGTTACTATTAGCAGCCGCAACACTTTGATGCTGCTTTTGGTCTCGGCATAATTGTTTGACGGCTTTATTAATTCGCTCGAACCGCTTTTTTAATTCTACCTGGGCGCGCTTTAAATTCCCCTTTTGATTTGCTGGGTCTGCCGCGTCATTAGGTATAACCGGGTAAGTGCTAATCTGGCGTATTTTCTTCATCAGGCTTATCATCCAATGTTAAATCGTCTTTAGCGTCAAAATCATCATATTTAGTTTTTGGCTTTTCAGAATCAGCGCCGCCAGCCTGTCGAATTTCTTCCATTGTCCACGGTTTTTCTTCACCAGCCTTGAACGCTTTTTCGTTTTGCTCAGTCATCTTACCAGCATTATCAAGCTTTTCGGTCGTGCTAGGCTCACCAATATCAGGCCAACACACTTTAAATTCACCGTTGCTAGGCTCTGACAGTAAACCCAAATTAATTAGCCACTGAAAAAACCTATGTATGTCATTGCCGTATTTCTTCTGCCATTTTTTAAGGCGCTTGGTGAATGCTGAGCTATTTTCTGAGCTTGCTCGCTCGCCTGTGATGTAGCCGGCCAATTCAGTTAATGGTACGCCACGGCTTGCACATGCCTCGACCACGCATATTTCCCATGCGCTCTTTGGGTCTTGTAGTTGTGTTTGTAGGCTTGTTACGCTTACACCAGCCATTCTTAACGCGCTGTTAAAGTTATCGTTGAAATTATCTAGCGCCTCATCCATAGCGTCTTTATTAGTGTTAAATGACTTTGCAGCATCTGCATTGTTAGCGCTTAGAATGTACTTTTGCATTGCATTCTTGCGATAACCCTCACTAGATGCACCGCGCACTTTGTTAGCATCAAATAAAGCGTTAAATGCTGGCTCTAAAACTGACTCTCCGTAAATGGTAGCACCTACTGCATTTGTAATGACGTTTACGCGACTGTAGTGCAATGTATGCTGTGTAGCATTAGTTGTTTGGCGTCCGCTTAACTGAGATGGCTGTAGGCGGTAAGTTAGCGGCTTGTTGTAATTTTCGCTGCTGTAGTCTGGATCAAACTCCTGGTTAGCCTCGCACTCAACTTGATACCACGGATTGATAGCAATAATTCGCTTACCTTGCACAATTGGATTTTCTAATTTGTTTTCAGATGACTCAGAGATTACAGGTACAATTGTTGAGTATTGACCAATATCAGCCATTTTGAATGATGTCTCAAACACGCGCCATAAATCAAACTTTTTGACCAGCTCATTAACTTCTTTTTCAAACTGCGTATCTTGCGGCGTATCTTCATCACCATCAACTATAAATGGGTCATCACTAAAGCAACGCTCTGGAATAATATCAACAATAGCATTAAAGAAACCGCCGCGGCGATATGCGTTATACAGCACATCAAATTCAATTGCATCAGGATATCCATAAGCAGCCGAATCATTTCTGTTAGTATCGCCAAAATTAACCGGCGCACTAGGTATAATGGAATTAAGTGGCCTACGCTGATTTTGTCGCATATTAGCCACGAATTGTTTATTTAGATTGTTTGCAGACATAAAAAAGACACACGTTAAAAAGTATGGCTTTATTGTAGCATGTTGTTATTGGCTGGGCTATTTAGTGTTATTAGCCAATTTACCATCACCATACCAAGCTGCGATAATATCATTTATTTTGTCTGTTAAGTCTTCTCGCTTTAACCATAAGTGAGCGTTACCATTCTTAAATGCTTTTATTTTAAAGTAATCATCCTCGTATTCCATAGAGTTGATTGCCTTTCGCATTGACTGACTAAATAAATGCTCTTTAAATTCCACGCCGTCCAATGTGCGCACAACGCGATCAAGGTCATTCATTTCTGGTTCTTGGTTGTAGTTAACAGATAAACTACCGCAAAAAACAGTAAACCAGTTTCGCAATATAATCTTTTTTCCAATCTTAAAAGCGTCATTGGTTTTATAGTTTGCGCCAAGGTTTTTAAATAACTCAACTATACCTCTATTCATAAACGTCTCTGCTTGTTGGTAACTACTTAAAAGCGTACTTCTAACATTATCAACAGTAAACGCTGGCGGCTCCTTTTCTAGCGAGTCAGCAAACTCTTGACGTGCCTTTTTATCCATGTATTTATTAAAACCTGTTAGCTCGATTGTTTGTCGCCACATCCTGCGGTCAACGTCTTTTTTTAACACCTCAATACCATGATAACCTCTAAATTGATGCACTGGGAAAATGTAAGCCCCAACACTCTTGCATTGATCCTCAGCTTGTTGCTTTAGCTTATCCATATGTGTGAGCGTTAAAATAATGTCGTCACGGTCTTTTATTAATTCTTCAACCGTTTTAGGTATTATTAACTCTTTTCTAAATGCCATTAAACCTCCTACATTGCTAAATTATTAGGTGGATTTTCTGAGTAAGGCTTACCCTCATTAACCACAAAAACACGATCACCTTTTAACTTTGCAAGCTCTTTGTGTAACTCTGCGTTTTGCTCTATTAATATTTTGTAGTTTGATAATAACTCAGTTGCCAGATCATTCGGCAATTCACCAATTTCAACATGAGATTCGCACTTATTTATTAAATCTTTATTAATCATAACGCAACCCCGCTATTTTCATTAAAATGCGCCTTACGCGCTATTAGGTTTTGACACGTTGCAAATAAATGCTTTGTGCTATCTGTAAATTTTACATGCTTAAGTCTCGAATCACCGCCGCGTGTAAATTTTATTGTTTCTTCAATGTTTAATTCACGCATTACCGCTAACTGCCTTTCGCGCCAACTTTGATTGATGCCAAAGTAATATGGTGGATGCTTTTCATCTTCATCATTGCAGTGCCAGTTATCCCACATTTCTTTTAATGTTACTTCTGGCAATGGGTTTTTCTTGTTTAAATTCATTAGGCGCAAGTATTTTTTGTAGTTATTCATTTTCCGCTACTCCCAAAGCCGCCATTGCGCTTGTTATCTTCAACATCAAATAGGTTTGTAACATAACGCATTGGTACTAATTGCGCGACTCTCTCGCCTTTATTGATTGTTTGAGGTTCACCGCTCATATTAATATACATAACCTTAATTTCATCTTCAAAATCTTGGTCTATAACCCCCACTCCGTTGCACACCATTAATGATTTTTTGTATGCAATACTTGAGCGATTGCAAAGAATGAATACTAAATCATGGTCAGCTTGATACGGTAATTCTGCTAATGAGAAACCAGTACCAACAAGTCTAACTTGCTGCGGCTCAATAGTTACAGTTTCTGCTGCGTATAAATCAGCGCCGGCGCTAAATTTTGTTTGATGTGTTGGTATCATTTTTATTCCTTACTAGTTCATTTATTTTTTTGTCAATTTCACGCCAGTCTAAACCTTGACGCTCCAATTTGTTTTTTAGCCTTAACTCAGGCTCTTTCATTATGCGATTAACTACGCTTGAATAGCTGTTGCGCGTTTTTGGTGATTTCATACCTAAAACACCGTTAAATCTAAATTATGTCCAGCTAAAAAGTCATTGTAACCACCTAGCCAGGCATACTTATTTGAGGGTTTCGCTGTGTCATATGGGTTTGCAGATATTAACTCGCCTTTCTGTGCTGCTTTATACCCCAACTGATAAGCCCATTCAGTGCTAGCTTTTCTCATTACCAAGCATCCTTATGTGTAATTAGTTTATCAATCATTTCATCGGTTATTGCATCTGCCTCACTGCCATTTGGCACCGCCAGCCAAGCAACATTTGTTAAATGGTTTTTATTGAATGACTTAGCAATAAAATATTTATGCCTTTGATCTAAATATTCAGCTAAGTCACTTTGAAACATTTCATGCTTAATTTGAACCGGGTCAACTTTAAAATACTTTTTACCGCTGTCATCCTCACCAATTGCAAGCAATAGTATTTGCCATTTGTGGCGAACTTTGGTTATTGCAAACACCATTGAGCGACCTACATCTTCGCTTTTTAGCGTTTTATAGTTAACTACCTCTGCGGTGTATTCTGAATCTGTTCGCTGGCTGTGCCATACACCTAAATTTCTCAGGCCAACTTTAGCGCTTTTTATTGCGCCTTTCATGGCGTTGTATTTTTTATTGCGTTTTTTAGCCACTTGATTGCTCCTTAACCAATACCGCACCTTTGCAAATAAACTCAAAGCGCTTAGGGTAATTTCTAAACCAGTCTTTTAGTGTACTGACTGGCATATGTGTAATTTGTGATAATTCAGCAAGGCTATTAAGCCCTACTGCTTTTGCTTGTGTTGATGGGGTCATAACCTCTCCAAAACTAAAAAATAACTGTGGAATATGCGAGCGTGTTTTTGCACCTTTTTTTTAGTTCCCACTTGCTGAGGTATCGCCATTCTTGTTTTTGCTGGTAGAATGAATAAATCCTTAATCCTAAATTCACCAGCAGCCCAATTAATGACGTTAACATGAGTGCAGTGCATTTTGTGATTATGTATAATGTCCTGACACTTAAAAATCATAATTCCTTTCTTGATTAACACTCTAGCTGCTTCTTTTAGAGTATCTTTGTAATGAGCTTCAAGCTCGTCGTATCGCCAATATCCGCCGAATCTCTTAGCCATCACCATGTTACCGTTACCTTTACGTGCAGCCCTAACATAAGTCAAAAAAGGTGGGTCGAATATAAGGCTAGAAACAGAGTTATCAGCTAGTGGAAGGTTATCACTGCTAGCTGGGGTTTCAACAAGTGACGGGTCAATATCAAAACAATACAGCGGTTTTTCTATTTCTTTGTAAAACATTCCGTTCCCATATGTAACATCAACGTCAAAGCGTTTAATGTTACACAGGGTCATTATAGATTTTAGTATGTCGATTTGATTTTCGTATACAGATTTAATCATTACCAACCACCGCAGTCAGTGTGTTTCATGCTGAAAGTGGCAACGCAACCTGATTGCCTTTCGTTTAATGTAAGATCTTGATTGCAGCTATCAGTAATTGACACATTAAAGCTATCTCCGTTATCAAGATAGTTACAAGCATCTGGATACTCAAGTCTTAGTATTTCAATCTGCTTATTTATATTAGATATACTTCTACCGATACTTTTTACCGCTTTACTTGAACTCTGATTCATAAGGACTCTCCAATTAATTTCGCGTTATTGCGTTTCAGTAAGTACATAGTAGGTGAATACCGTTTCAGTGTAAAGTATTATTTTTAATTAATTGCGATTTATTTTTAGGTATGAAAAAGCCGCTAGTGTGCGGCTGTTGGTTATTTTGATTGTTTAACGCCTAGATAGCCGAAGTATGCCGCGCTGCGGCTATCCTCATTGCTTTGGCCTGTCCAGCCTAAATCCTTTAATACAGCTTTACCGGTTGCGCTACCCTTCCACATTTTACTTACCTGGTGTCTAACTACTTTAATACCAAAATGTTCAGCTATGCGCTCTATTTCAGTTTGAACCTGTTTGCATTGCCCAACATTCTGAGCCTTTTTAAGTTTGACAGGTAGTGTATCTTTTCTATTTACGTTAAAAGCGTTGGAGCTAATACCGTTTAAGTTCTCAATATGTAATTCAATTTCTGACGGTTCAAACCTGATACATAAATCATCAATATGAAAATAAATATCAATTAACGATAAGCAAGTTAAATCGGCCAGACTTCCGTTCATGTAAGTTGAAATACCGCTTTTACTGCTATCAGGGTCGCAACCAATTATTATTTTACTCATCTTTAAGGCTCACTATTTTTAATATTTCATCACCATCATACTCAATTAGCGGGTCGCAGGTTTCAAAGTTTCGCCATTCATCACCATCTTTAAAAGCGAATGACCAAAATTTATCACCTTCTCCATTCCAATTAATGACGTGGTATACGGCATGTGTTGGCTGTTTCATAAATCACCTATAAAATTAGCGCCAAATTAATGGCGCTTTTGTTGTTAGAATGGCGGGTTGTTTGGGTCTTGATTTGGATTAAATGCACCTTGTTGCTGTGGTTCATTTTGCGGCTGCTGATAACCTTGCTGCGGCGCTTGCTGGTATTGCTGTTGTGGTACTTGCTGCTGAGTATAACCGCCTTGAGCCTGGTTGCTTTGCCCTTGTGATTGTCCGCCACCTTGTAGTGTTAACTCATTGACCATCATTGTAAGCTTAGGAACAAAGCCGTTATTACCTTCGTAACTATCAACATCAACTGAACCGCTAACAGCTAATTTAGTGCCTTTGGTAATATACTGGCTTAGTTTGTCGGCTCTATCGCCCCACAAAGCGCAATCAATCCATAGCGTTTCATAGTTACCCTGCTGGTCTTTGGTGCGTTTTTGAACTGCTAGAGAAAAGTTTAAAACCGATTTAGGGCCATTCTGTGTGTTAACTGAGTTAATGCGCGGGTCTTGTCCAACGTTACCCGCAAAAGTTGCTGTATTCATAATTAATTTCCTTTGTTTGTGTAAATATCTTTAAACTCGAAACCTATTGATTTTAGTTTCTCGTCCATTTCGTTAATAAAATTATCATATGCTCGATCGTATTTTTCCATAAAAGATTCGTCGCGCTCTATTGTTACATAATACAGTCTTTTAGCTCTCATTCTTGGGTCATAACTTGCGAAATACCATTGCTTGTAACCAGTAACCCACATTGAAAACTGGCACTGCTCTATGTATTCAGGCTTTATTTTCTCAGCCAGTATAAAATCAATATGCCACTTTGTATCCCATGGACACTTAATCTCAAGGCCGGAATCTTCACCAACTACTAAACCATCTGGTGAAATACCTGCCCGTTGCTGTTCGTCCTTATATATAAAACCAACCTGTCTAACATCCTTCTCTGTTTCAAACTCAAATATACTTCTAGCTATATCTTCGTTTTCGTGACCCCACTCAGCTTGTTTGAATGGTACTTGCTCTTTAATTTCACCTGTGCAGACTTGCCCTATTAATTCATGTAAGTAACCGTTACGCATATCAGGATATACTTTAGGTAAACTTTCACGAATCATCTTTTGCAATTCAAGCTTGCTTGTATGCTCATATGTGACACCATTAAAAAGACAGTAATTAACCTTACCTTCCTTTGTTATTTTAACATCAGGCATTGGTGCAAGGTTTGGCTCTGCTGAAAAATCAGCGGCGCGACTTGCTGTTATTCTTGCTGCACGAGCTTTTAACCACTCAACAGTGCCTTGCTCTAAGTTTTCAATAATAATCATTTCATTTCCTCAAGATATTTAATAACCTTGATAGCCTCACCGCTTGTAAGGTCTGGCAATTCAACAACTGAACGCCCAATTAGTTTTGGCACTAGCTTTTCTATAAGCTGCTGCTCTGTTCTTCCTATGCGCTGCAATTGATTGGTTATTTCATCTAGTTGTGATGCGAAACACGGCGTAACATCAACCGGATCTGAATTACTATCTTGTAAGCCTTCACCTCCGTCTGTGTTTAGGTTGTGAATGGCTGCATCTAATCTATCAACTTTAGGCCAATATTTACTAGCTCTTTTTACTATCGTTTTACGAGCCATTTCTGACCAGTGCGTTTTCCATGGGCCATTTTTGGCTTTTGATGATTGCTCGATTTTTTTAATTTCATCAAGGCTCATTTCTTCCGTTAGGTAATCACCCTCTGGTGTTTTTACAGTACAGTAACCACCAATTACACTACCACGGTCACCAAAAGCACTATAACTATGTGTAGGCGATTTATCTAATCCTTGGTTTTGATATTGGTCGTTAGAGTAAACCAATTTGCATTGACCCCACATAATTGAGCCGGTAGACATTGCAAGGTGCAGTAATCCCATGTAACTAATATCAAGGCATATCTTGCCATCTCTAGGCACTAAATAAGCGTGTTTGTTAGCTGGGTTTAAGCTAATGCCAATAGATGCAACGTTAATGATTGCATTTTGCAAGCTAGCCATGTTTTTGCGTGCTGTATCAGCTAAAAACTTATTCCCTTGGAATGCCTGTATAGCAAATTGCGACTCAGTTGAAAACTTTACTTTTTCATCGCATACACGCTCAATAAACATGCTTTCTTGCTGCTGTACGAATTGAACTAAATCATTACTCATCTTAATCTCCATCAATTAAGTTTTATTTGGCCTTAAAGCCGTTTTTACGTGCCGCCGCCATTAATATCGCCTCAGCGTTGTACTTTTTAGTGCCATGCAATGAAGCAAGGAAATCATGCACATGCGGCGGCAAATCGCAGTTTATTCTTGTTAACTTTGGTTTGTTTTTTGTATCACTCATGGTTATTCCTATTTAGTTTTGTTGCTGCTAATTATGGAGTATATATAAAATATGTCAATACTTTATTTAATATTTTTCTAATACGTTTTTAATATTGACTTATTATTATTTAGCATTTATATTTACACATACTTTAGATGAGGAGTTAATAAATGAAAAACTTAGTTAATACAAACCAAACTTTAACAATGAGTAGTAAAGATATTGCTGCTGTAGTTAATAGTCGTCATGACTCAGTTAAGAGAACAATGGTTACACTGCAGGATAAAGGATTAATTACTTTTACACAGACTGTGGAAAAGGGTGATGGTAGACCATCTGCAGTGTTACATGTAAATAAGAGGGATAGCTATGTAGTTGTTGCTCAATTATCACCTGAGTTTACTGCAGTGTTAGTTGATCGATGGCAAGAACTTGAATCAAACCAGCAGCAAAAAATACCAACGAACTTTGCAGAAGCATTACAATTAGCAGCAGACCAAGCAAAACAGCTAGAGCTTGCAGCGCCTAAAGTTGCTTTTGTTGATAACCTAGTTAATAGAGATAGCCTAATGACGGCTACGCAAGTAGCAAGCAAGCATAAAATGAGTGCTGTTAAGTTAAATAAACTACTTGATGAGCTAGGCGGTGTTTACAATCAATCAGTAAAGCGCGGGCGAGTTTTTATTCAATCTTTTATTGAAAGTGGATACGGTGAGTTAAAGCAAACAGAACAAGGTTACTCACAAGCTTTATTTACGCCAGCAGGTGAGGTTTACATTAACGAGAAATTAATTAGTGAAGGGGTTATTTAATGAAGTGGTTTAAACATCAGTCTGACGCTAGAAACTCCCTAAAGCTAAGGAAGGTTAGAAGGAAGTACGGCGGTGATGGCTACGCTATATACTGGTTTTGCCTTGAAGCAATAGCTTATGACGTTGATAAGGATAATTTGACTTTTGACCTTAAAGAAGACTCTGAGACTATTGGCTTTGAGTTAAACATACAGGAAAAGCGAGTCGAAGAGATAATTAGGTACATGGTTGAGATAGGGTTATTTGAAAGCTCAAACAACGTAATAACCTGCTTAAAACTCGCTGAAAGCATAGACAAATCAATGACAAACAGCCCGAAAATGCGAGCTTGGATAGGAAATAAAACCCTACCAACGCCGTCAAATGGTGTCATGACAGGCTCTGACGGCGTCAACTCATGCCATGAATTAGAAGTAGAAGAAGAAGTAGAAGAAGAAGTATATAAACCTATTGTTCAGCCAGAGGCTAAACCAATTAAGTTTAAATACAATGATGATCAAATGAATTTTGCTAGCGCCATGTATCAATCAATTTTAAATGTAGCACCAGCAACTAAAAAACCAAACCTAGAGGCGTGGGCAAATACTGCAAGACTGATAAACGAAATTGACGGTATTAACCTGATGGATGCTTGGAATGTATTTGCATGGGCTAACAGCGACCCATTTTGGCAAACAAATATATTAAGCGCTGATAAGTTCCGCAAGCAATACGCCCAACTGTCAGCAAAAATGAATTCAAACTCTACAGGCTCAAGGCGAGATATTATGCAAGAGTCTGCAAATTCAAACTGGCACGAAGGAGATTTAGGATTATGAGTAGCGACTTTAAAAACCAAATGAAGGCGGTTATTAATCGAGGCATGGCACAACCACAAAACCAAACTCATCATCAACTGCAAGGCAATATCAACGATAACGCCAAGCATCTAGTTGATAGAGTATTTGAGCAGCTAAAAAGCATTTTTCCTGCTTGGCAATACGCTTGGAAAGATGCCAAAGCAATTGACGCGGCCAAAGTTGAATGGGTGAAAGCTTTCCTTGAAGGAAATGTAAATACCATTGACCAGCTAAGAGAGGGGTTTAAACACGCCAGAGCCTCAGGGTCGGACTTTCTTCCATCATCTGGTAAGTTTGTCCAGTGGTGCAACAAATCAGTGTGCGACCCATCTGAGGGATATATCCGCTTTGTTAACCGCAAAGAGGCTCAGCACCCTGTCGAAGTTGAGACTCGTAGTCAAGTTGGATTTAATTGCCGCTCAACTACAGCAGAGAAAGCCGAAAAGATTTGGAATAAGCACTATAAAATAAATTATCAAAAGTGGGTTGATGGTCAATTAAACCGAAATGAAACACCACTTTTAACCGAGCATGTGACAGCAAAACAAACTGACACCATGCGCGATAACTTCAAGCCATCTTGCACAGAAAGCGCAAAGATAATGGATAGAATAAATAAAATTAAGGCGGGTAAGAAA